ACAGCATCATCAACTTCAAATGTTATACCTAATGGGATAAAGGATACATCAATATCTTTCCCTGCAAGTTTAACAATCATCTTCTCAGGGCGAAGTATATCCAGATCAACTATGTTTTCCACAAATTACTCCTTATGGATTATAAGTATGAGTAATACTAAATAACTGGTCGCCAGCAGAAAGCGTAGCAAGCGGTTTCGCAGTAATAGCAATAGGCATAACGTTAATTGGATCAGCATCATTATCGCTCTTCGCAGTAAACTGCAAACCAGTATCGAGCGTAGCGTTATAAATCATAATAACCGTCTCATTCGTAACATCACTAATAAGACGCCTATTTGTTAATTTAAAAGCTACAGGAGTGAGAATCGAATTGCCACCACCCTTAATAATAGTCTGGCCAGTCGTACCAGCAGTTACTGAAATTGCCCCACACTGAATCGAAGAAAGCACCGTAGCTGCATACTCAATAAGATCAACCGCAGCAGTAAAAGTTTCAGTAGCAACACCTTCAATCGGGTCAGGAGCATTGCCAGCCTGCACCGCATACTTCGTAATATTATGGCCAAAACTATTGACCATACCTGCGCCAAGATTCACCCAAGTCCCACCAGCAGTAGTACCTACAGCAGCAGTCTCAATCTTGTAGTTACCAAGAATAAGTTTCTGGGTAGCTACACTATCATTCTGATATATAGGCATATTTAACTCCTTTTCTAAATATGATTACGGATTATAAGTATGAGTAACCGTAAACAGCTGAGCACCAGCACTAAGAGTAGAATCAGGTTTCGCAGTAATAGCAATAGGCATAACATTAATTGGATCAGCATCATTATCGCTCTTCGCGGTAAACTGCAAACCAGTATCGAGCGTAGCATTATAAACAAGAATTATGGTTTCATCTGTTACTCCACTAATAAGACGCCTATTGGTAAGCCTAAAAATTTTCGGAGTAAGAATCGAATTTCCACCACCCTTAATGATAGTCTGACCAGATGTGCCAGCAGTATTAGAAATTGAACCTGCCTGAATAATATTGAGAGAACTTGCATCATACTCAATAAGATCAGCAGCAACAGTAAAAGTCTCTGTTGCCACTCCCTCAATTGGATCAGGGGCGTTCCCTGCCTGCACCGCATACTTCGTAATATTATGGCCAAAACTATTGACCATACCTGCACCAAGATTGATATAGGAACTCTCTACCGTAGTAAGAGCCACCTCAATCTTGTAGTTACCAAGAATAAGTTTCGTTGTATCTACAGAACTATTCTGATGTATAGGCATACTTAACTCCTTCTAAAAAATATCTTAAAATCCGAATTATAGTCATAGGAACCCTATGTGCTATATATCCTAATCAAGTTGATTCACTTGCAGCAAAAACTAAACGGACATCAATTGGTACCATAAAACAACCTGCTTCCGGTTCAGAAATCAAACCATTATCTCGAACAACTGAACTTTCTGAAATAGTGAAAGAGCTTACTGTACCAAAAATCCCTGTCCCTACTGAACCACCAAAAAGATCAATTATTTTATCTCCTAAATCTCTAGCACTAGAAGCTTCAACAGCCCTAGCAGTTATACTAAAAACCTTAGAAGATAACCCATACTTTCTACCTCCTGACATTTGAAAGTAAGTTACAACAGGATAATCAAGCCCTTTCGGACTCATCCCATGGTATATATTTGTAGTAATTGAGCTAATAGCAGTGGTATTAAGCATCAAATAGCCAATTACTTCATAATCCTTCATACTTATTCTTCAACCTCTCCATAACCTTCTTCACCTTCAAGCCCCTGAACTCCATCAGTAGTAAAAGTCAAATTCTTCTTAAATCGAATAATTCCACTAAAATTATCATAACTCCAATCCAAAGCAGGCCTCATAAAAGGATGCGGGGCATGTCCAGGATTGTTCACAATTTTCCCATAAAATTTAGTCATATCAGAAAGAGCCTTTTTGTTTTTTACAGGAATAGGATGCGCCCTTGATCCAAATTCAACAGCAGGAGCATATACAAGATCAGTTCCAATATTTACTACCCTATATTCACTAGGACGATTTATTACAGGGAAACCATATATAAAATTTGCCCTATTTGAAGGCTCATCATCCCTTGTTGCATAATTAGCTTTATCATCAGGAGGGTCATGCCGATAGCCTTTACCTTGGTAATTTATTGAGGCAGCAAGATACCCATATCGCTTAGGGCAAAGTTCTTTTGCTTTATTAGTTATAGCAATAGCAGTTTTCTTCATTGTAACCTTTATAATGGCATTGCCAGCTTTCTGCATTACTTTTGAGTTAAAATTTTTCTTTATCGTAAATCCAAAAAAGTTCATTTTAATCTCTCCAATAATTGAACCATAATCTCATTCTGATTCGCTATATTATTACAAGGCCCAACAGTCCTATAGGTATCTCCATTAAATGAAACTGTTTCAACTACTGTACATCCTGTAGCTGAAACCCCAAAAGTATAAGCTCCATACTCAAATACTAAAGTATGAGTGCTATCCTCTGCATATTTAGCCGCTATGAACCAATTCCTTGCACTATTTTCCCATATATATGCTAAAGGCAATATAACAGTAGATGTGGTAGAAGTTTTCCCTCCCTTGCCATCAGAAGAAGAAAGTGTCTTTATAACACTTACTTCTGATACAAGATTTAGCATATCACGCAATGCCATATTAGTTCACCCTTAGCAAGCCTTTTTACTTGCTTTCTTGACTGTAGTCTTCTTAACCGGTTTCTTTACAGGCATAATGGGTTCCTTCGCCATGTTAAGCTCCTTTTTTCTTTCTCATTTTACTTAAAGTTTTAGCAAGAACCGCTTGCTTCTTTGTTTTAGCCGAAGCCTTTGACCCTTTCTTTAAAACTTTATTTGCATATTCTGATGTACTCTCACCAGCCTTTTTTGCTTTCGCTGAAAAAGAACCTGGTTTAGATATAGCCCCTTGAATCCAATTTTTATTTGCCATATCCATACCCCCTTCTACATAAATCGGGCTATCCGATATTTATCTAACTTACCTGTTATTTCTCTAGGATAACCATATTCATCCGTATCCCCTGTAGTAAATGATTCCGATAACGGCCCAAGGCTCCTCGAACGAATATTTGGAGCAGTTTTTAGCCGAATATCTGAATCAAAATATACCATTTCAGCCGCAACGCTTTTTACTTCCCAAGGCCATTTTACAGCCGAAATAAGAATACTTCTTCCTGAAAGCTCATCTACCACAGAATAAGCAGAAGAAAGAATAGCTGTATCCCCTGATAATGACTCTATTATACAATACTGGTCATTCTCATAAGAATTATAAAGATAAATAATATGACCAGCCCTAAAACCATTTTGCTCAAAAGTAGTTCCGCTTTTAAGTGTTATACTATTTGCTGTAGCATTAAAAGTTAATTCATCCTGTACATAAATGTCTAAAGTAAAATAATTATTAAGAAGCATAGGCAAGCGTTCTTCAACAACTTCAATATACTTTCTATCTATAATAGTCTGAGCAGAGATAGAAATAGGATAGAGTAAAGTCACCTCTGTGGCAGAAAGTATAGTTGGCATTTAAAACACCTCACTTACCTATGCTATTAAATCTATCCTACTAAAGTTATTTTCTTTAATAGGATAGATAATTCCTTTACGGTAAAAGAAATGCTGTGCAATATACACTCCCCCCTGTATTATAGAATTGCACCTGTTCATCACTATTCTGGAAGCGTGCAGATTCAAAATACTTTCCGCCCACTGTAATCACCGCTTCCGAAGAAGGAATAGCGAGAGCAGAGGGGAGAGCCTGACCAACCTCAGAGAAATCCTCCCCAGCTACAAATTCAATCGAGGAAGCAACAGAAGTTACTGCCTGGAACTGAACAATTAACTTCGAGAAATTGAGGGAAGACTGAGCAGTAGACGCATAGACCGTCAGAGTAGAAGTGGTCAGAAGCGTAACTGCAGTAGAAGTAACCCCTGTAATCGAAGGGGTAGCAGGAATAATAGAATTAGCCATATCATTCTCCTTTGGCTATTAGCCAGCAACCTCAGTGAGATGGAGTACAGCAAGTGCAGAAGGCCTAACCACCTTGGCTCCATAAACATAAAGTCCCTTGATACCCTGGCCAAAGCTATCCTGAAGATCAACCGCCTTAACCTGAGCAATTTGACCCGCATAAGAAATAGCTGTTCTGTTCAGGCACATAATAGCAGAAACATTTGAAGCAGAAGACTGAACATTATTGGAGACCAGAAGTTTGAATCCAAGAGCATCACCAACATAACCAGAAGTAAGCGCACCACTATCAAAAGTCTTAGGAACCGCCGTAGCAGAAATACCACCAACTTCCGAAAGCAAGAGTTTCTGATGAACCCAAGGCGGAATAATCGCAAAGCGATTTGCCTCTGGAACATCATTTTCGCTCATATACCTTCCAGCATAGGAAAGCGTAGCAATAATATTCCCTGAAGAAACAGAAATTGGTGAACCAGAAGAACCCATATTAGTAGTATTTGTAATACCTGCATATGGATAAAGAGAAAGAACATACTGATCATTCTCATCAGCAATTCCATAAGCAGCCTCATCCATAGCTGCATTCATCAGCTTCGGATTTTGCTGGACTTTATCAATATCATCAACCTTAAAGCTAAAAGTCTTAGCTTGATCAATAATAAGCTCTTTCTGCGCAGAAGTCAGCTCTTGCCAAGTAAGCGTACCATACTTAGCATAATCTGAAATCGTTACAGGGCCAAGCTCATTGATTTTTACACGATCACCGAATGCTGTAATCTCACCCTCATAGTCATTATTTACGACAGAGGCAGCAACCAGTGCCTTGCGAAGCCTAACAAACAACTTCGCGCTCCAAATAGTAGGGATAAAATTTTCGAGACCCATATTGGCCCTCCTTACTTATCAAATTCTCCTGCCTCTTCAAGAGCAATCGCTTCTTTAAGAGACAGCTTACCATAATCCTTAGAAGAGGTACTTTCTTTTCTTTCACCTGAACCAGGCTTGTACCCACTCATAGCAAAAATCTCATTCGCTTTATTCTTTTCTGCCTCAGCAATTTTTTGCTTAAACCTCCTCATGTATAACGCCGCAGCTTCGACGCTCTCAAAATTGATTCCAGAAATAAAATCAGGGTCAACACTTTCTTTGAAAGCAATTTCTTTAATTGAATTATTCTTCTTTTCAATTTCTCTTTCCTCATCAAGCTGTTTCTGCCTTTCCTCAAGTTCACGAATCCGTCTTTCAGCAGGAGTCTCTTCAGGATTTCTTTTCAGAAGTTCTGCCGCAACCCTAGCATTAACTTCAGGTTCAAGCGTCTTTTTTCTATAAGTCTCAATCGCTTCCGTAACTCTTTTGTCCATCATCGGTTGAACTAAGGCCCTACCATCATTTGTCTCAAGATAGCTCTTGATCTCATCTTGGCTAATAGGCTTCGGTTCTACCGGAGGAGCAGGAGGAGCAATCTCTAAAAGATAACTCTTAACATCCTCATTCTCTACATTATCTGTAAAGAATTTCTTCACATCATCAATCGTAACTTCCATTTTAATACTCCTTACCCTCAACTGTTGCACTTTCCAATGCCCCAGATGATTGTAATTTTATTTCATCCGCATTAGGGCGGGTGATTCCTTTGCCAAATTTCTTTTCTTTCTTGATTTCATCCTTCTCAAGAAGAACCTTCATAGCTGTTTCAATAGAGATACCAAATTCATCGGACATTTTCCTAGCTTTCTCTTCGCGCATAGCTTCAATTATTTCAGATTCACGAGCCTCAGCATTCTGAGAAGCAAATTCAAGAGATTCTTGCCTTTGCTTTCTTAGACTGAGTTTCCGAAGCCTAGCAATATGCCCCATTAAATTTTGCCTCCCTATTAAAATCAGAATAAATCGTAAAAAAAGGGAATATAAGTTTTTACCTTATATCCCCTTTCGTTCCCGAACCGGTATTTATTATATTATAAACCGAAATAAAAAATAATAAAAGTCCTTTTTCCTTATTTTTTATCAGGTAATAGCGGAAAATGTTCAGAATCCATGCTTTCCTTACGGACATCTACAACTTGGCCACGCATAACAATAAATCGTATAGCTACCTCACCAAAACTTTTCTTTGACAATTCAGCAACAATCCAATCAATATAAGTGCTAATACTTGTACCAGTTGTACTCTGTATTGCAAAAGTTTTATCTTGTGAATCTTGACAATTAGGCTTTTTCACGAGTCTTGCCCCTTTTATTCTAATATTTGTTGTATCCATGTTAATTCTCCGTCATCATTTTGTGAAATTTATTTTTTTCTTTTTCCAAAACCTTTTCATTATCCAAAATCATATTAAAAATAATTGTCTCTGCATCTTTTGCTTTCATAACAGTAATCTGTGCTTCTCCTAAACTCTTTCTCAAATCTGCGCACTTCTTCTCCAAGACCTGAATAATCTCAACTTGCTCTATCATATCTTGAGAAATCATTTTTTCTTTGCCTTCTTAGCTTCACTAAGAGCTATAGCAACAGCTTGCTTTTGTGAAGTAACCTTCTTCCCTTTCTTACTTCCTGAATGAAGTTCACCGCTTTTCCATTCATCCATTACTTTCTTCACCTTTTTCTGTGATTTTGTAGGCTTCTTCATATTATTATCTCCCTAAATAAAATTTTTCTTTCCAATCTTTATAAGACAAAGAAGAAATTTCCTTATCTTTATTAACTATCTTCCCATTCAGCACAAACTCTTCATGGCAACGGCAATTACAACGCTGCTCAGGGCTTAATCCTGCCCAAGCAGGATAAGGAGCTTTCTCCCCTGTGGAATCAAGATGATAAAAACCATCTTCGCCTTTCACTTGGCCATTCATTATTCTATGATCTGCTACTTGATATTTATTTGATGGTCTAGTTTTTTCATCTATTATTGACTTCCATATAATATACCCATCTACTCCTTTGTCAATAAGAGCCTTAAAAGCATCATCAAAACCTTGATTTAAAGCAGCAGTGCTTTCTGTCCTTATAATAAGAAGTGCTTTACTATAGACCACTCTAAGAGCATGGCTAAGATCATTTGCCATTGACTCATAAGATTTGCCTATAGACAACCCATTCATAAGCGCTTTTCTTATTTCTCTTTGCGCATTTATAGGATAATTATTCAAAGCCTCTTTCATGTATAAATTCTGAACAGATTTAGGGGAAAATTTTTGCTGTATTTCCCTAATACTTGGTATCTTAATTCCAATATGATTGCCTATATTCTTTTCAATAGAATATAGTCCTTGCAAATATGAATCTTCATATTGTGATATAAGAAAAAATTTAATATCTCGAATGTTTTCAGTTATAACAGGTGTTAAATTTTTTAAAAGCTCACTTTCAATATTAGCATATCTTTTGCCTAATGAAAGTTCTGAAACTGATAAAATCCCTTTTGTTGAATACTTATCATAAAAAGTCTTAACCGTCCCTTGCAAATTACTAAGTGCCCCAAGAAGGCTATCCCTTACGCTACTTTCTACCTCCCTTTCATTCCTGATAAGAGAGTTAAATGCATAGCTTAAAGCAAGAGATAGCCTATCCATCAGTTACATCCTCATCCAAGGTTTTGTATAATCAATCGAATCATAATATCCTTGGAAATCATCTGCTAAATCAATAAGACCCCTACCTTTAAGCTCAGTGATAAAAGCATCAATAAGATCAGGGTATGTTCCGATTTTGTCTTTAAGGAATTCAAGCTGTGCGATAATATTATCATCAGATTGGAAGGGGAAGGAAGTCTGGGCGCTTTCGACCATTCTACTAAAATCAACTTTATTGAGTTCAATTGTTCTCTCATAGGCTTTCCTCTTAATATCAAGAATTGTAGTTTCAATTTCCAAGTTATTAGGTTCCTCAATAGTAGAAATAGATACTGGTTCCTGGTTATCGGTAACAGTTTCTCCTACAACCTCTTCAACAGGGACTTCCTCTACTACTTCCTCTATAACTACTTTTTTCTTTGCCGCCATAATTTCCTCCTAAAATTTCATCCAAGGCTTAGTATACCATTCAACATTAGAAAGTTTATTGGAAAGTTCAAGAGCAACGCTCCTCATCTTTCTCTTTTCTAACTCAAATTTCAAAGCATTTGCAATTTCGGGGATAAGACTAAATGGGGCTATATCATAATTGAGAGAAAGAGCAATAAGTTCCTCATCCTTCATAAAATGAAAAGCATTTGCAGCAGCAGTTATAGCCTTATCCAAAGAATCAAAATTATCTTTTTTGTATTTCTCATATTCTAACTTTTTATCATTTTCAGTTTTTATAATTTCAGGAATCTCTACTTTTTCAATTTCTAAATTTCCTATTTCCTTAATTTCTAAGTTTTCTAATTTTTCAGTTTTTAACTTTTCTACTTTCTTAGTTTTCTTAATATCTGTTTTAGTAGTTTTATCGATAGCCATAGTTTCCTCCTTCAAAATTTTTTATCCTAAACCACAGGCTGATTTGAACTAATAGGCACTTGATTCGTTTGATCAGGGCCAGGATTTGACTGAGCAGGTGCGCTTTCTTGATTTGCATCAATTTGGTTGAAAATATCTGCTCCAACTTTATTCTGCTCAAGGGTAGGGAGCATTCGCTCCATATCTTCATCTTGTCTCGCAAGTTCTTCTTCAACATCAGGAACAACATCATCAGGCATAATATCTGCAATAAGATAACGAGAAAATCCAGCATTTTTAAGAATAAGAGCTGTATTCGCAAACTCAAGTAAATTAAGCGGAGAATTACGCTTATGAGCAATATTGATTGAAGTATAATCACCATCCGCTATTTTTAGAGACTTTAAAACAGACGTAATAAGTCTCATTCTATCATAAAGTGCCACATCAAAATCAGCTTCAGCATCTGCACAAACATTTTCAAAGTCAAAAAGAAGTCGCTGAATGGCTATACCTGATGCACCACTGAATTTTTCTCCAGCAAAATCTGGAACATGAGATTGAGTATGTATTTCTTTCTGTACAAACTTAGTCATAAAATCAATAAAACCATATGGAATATCTTTTGTAAGGAATTTAACATCAGCATCCTTATCAAGATTCTCGAAAATTCTATATCGTTTTAAATTAGCTAAAGCAGCAGAAAGGACGCCTTCTTCCTTCTTTTTTAATGGATTTGTAAGGCCAAATTTTTTCATAACTAAATAGGCATTTGCAAACCGATCAAATTCATTCATAGAATCAGAAAGAAGAGCATCATAACAATCAATAAGAGGAATTATAGGCTCTATTAAACCCATAATTTCATCACCAAAATAATAAGGGACTACGGGAACTTCATTAAAAAAGTTTGGCTTTTCAGTTCCTTTTAAAAGTAACCAGCCTCCTGAATTTGAATCTTTCACTCTAGTATAACTTTTAACTATATTTGGATAATAAACTTCAACTATATATTTATTCAATTCTACAGAATAAAAGCGTATGGCTGCAACTTTTTTTGGTTCTGAATCATAATTATAAAGAAGAATAAGTTCACGAGGATCAATGGTAATAAATTTTACAACTGCATCTATACTAAGTTTATCCTTATTTGGAGCCCCATCTGTATAAAGAAGTTCATATGAAACACCAAAAATTCCGGTATTTCTCCCTGCACGTGCTGTTTTAATTGATTCATTATTTAATCTAAAATTCTTCATTATCTGCAAAAAAAGTTCTTTATCTGCTTCAAAATCCTGTTTTATATTCATTTCATTATTAGAAGAACTAGATGATAGCATTGGATTTGCTAATTCAGTCTCTTGTTTTATCTCAATTGGCTTATAAGAAATATACTTAGGGCGATAGGCATATCCAGTAAATGTTCTAATAATCTTTCGACCAAATGGAATTGGAATAAGGTTATCAGGAGTATTCTTAGTTGAATAATAAGAATCATTAAAATTATTTTGAGTGTTTGAATTTGGTGCCCCAATAATCTTTCTATTCAATATTCTTGTATTTTTACCTTGATAGTATTTCCAAAGGGTATCAAGGAAAGGAACTACATTCCTCTCATAATCCTCAATATATGTAAGAATATCTTTTTCATCAAGAATATCTTTATTCGTTCTTAATAATTGCATACTCCCTCCAATCATTCTCTTCTATATATTATAGCCGTAACTTTTTAATTTTTATA